GGAATGGTAGCTAACATTGACCCGAAAAAACTTAGCGCACAAGGTGTGAAAGATCAGATTGATAAAGTGATCGCTAAGATGCAAGCCACACTGGCAAATGCCAGAGAGATCCACTCGACCTCGTTCGGGGGAGAGCAGCAAGCTACACCATCTGCGCCTAAAGAAGAAATTTGGGTGCGTAAGAATGGCAAATTGGTGAAAGGCTAATATGGCCCGCATCATAAACTTTGAAGGCCGTCGAATCTCAGTACCCGACGATGCAACGGACGATGAAGTTGCGGAGATTATTGGCGCGACTACACCTACTACGGCTGCAAAACCAGACATTCAACCTCAAAAGTCAGAATTCCGTAAGGATTACCCTGTTCTTGCTGGTGTAGGGGATGTTGCTTCTGGTATGTCAAGCATCCCTCGCGGCGCATTGAATATTGTAGGTAAGGCTTTCACAGGGTCAAAGTGGGGCGACATACTTATGCCTCAGACTGAAGTCGATAAGGAATCTCTGCTTTACACAGCGGGACAGATACTTGATCCATCAGCTATGGCAGTCGGCGGCGCTGCTGGTACTGCGGCCAAATTCATTCCACGTATAGGCCAATATGCTCGTAATGTAGCGGGTGGTGTTGCTGGTGGCGGCGCTATCGGCGGATTATCAGATGAAGGCGATGCTGCCACTGGCGCTGCCGTCGGCGGCACAGTGTCTGCCGCTTTACCTATACTTGGGCGGGCAGCAGGTAAAGTTACTGACATTGCAACTGGACGCGGCGGCGATATACGCGCAGGACGTATCTTGCGTGAGGCTGGCGCAGATGCCACTACATTAGCTCAAGCACCTGCCGGATTGAATGTTGCTCAGGCGATGGGTACTGAAGCACCCGCAGCCGTATCTGCGTTGCAGAATGTTGCCGCCAAATATCAACCTGATGCAGCATTAGCCATGAAAGCAGCGCAAGAAAATGCACGCCGCGCAGCTATGACTAATGTCGCTGGTGGTGCCACAGCTACACAATCGCGGCAAGCTCAGGGGGCTGCATTTGATGCAGCTACGGCTGAGTTCAAGCCGGGGATGACGACTGAACTTAATGCTGCGAATGAAGCTAATCGACAACTTGCGAGGATGACGCCGCAACTGGCACAGAAGCGCACATCTGAAATATCTGCCTTACAAGGTGAGGGTAGGGCAGCAACCGAATCAGCGCAACGTGGAGTATCTGCTGCTGAAGGTAAGCCAGGATTCCTTACTCAAGGAGATCGCGCCGCTGAATTTGCAGATGTTGCGTCAGATTTTGCTACGATCAAAGCGCAACGACAAGCAGAACGCGAGTTCATTGAAAACAAGATTGGATCGCTGGAAGCACATGGGCTTAAACCACTGTCCGCCGAGCCAATTATCGCTAAGATTGACTCGTTGATGTCGAACGTACCCGGTTTGACCAACGATCTATTATCGGGGGTGAAATCGACCATCCAAGAAACCGCACGAAACAATAACGGTAGATTGGATGCCTACGACTTGTACGAGATTCGCAAAAACGAGATTAACTCCACCATCACCAGAATGTTGAAAGACTCCGGGAATAGTGAAAAAGCCCGTGCAAGTGATCTGGCGGGAAAGGTCAAGAAGGCTATTGACGATGCGATTATTGACGCAGGGGGTACTGATTGGAAAACTCACCTGAATAAATATGCCCTAGGTATGCGATCCATAGAGCGTCAGAAGATGGGGCAAACAGCAATGGGTATGTCGGATAAAAAACTCATTGGTCTTGTTGAAGGAAACGAACCTAAAGCGGTAGAAAAGATTTTTGGTCCCGGTAAGTATGATTTTACTGCACAGATGGGGGAGAAAGCAGCCCCGTTCCAGCGTGCAGCTAGTGAATTGCAGCGCGATATTACTCTTGCTGAAAAGGCGGCTGCGGGCGGTGATAAAGCAGGCAAGATCATCCTCGACAACCTATTCACGATGCACCTGCCTAACCTGCTGCGGCAAGACATTTCGTTGATTAATCGCGCTATGGAAGCGGCTGGTAGCCGGATCAACCGGAGTACGGTAGAAAAGCTATCTAAGGCAATGTATGATCCTGCTGAAGCGGCAAGAGTTATTCGGACGCTCCCAATGCAGGACAGAAACGCCATACTTAGAGCGATGACTGATCCAACAGTAACCGGCGCAGCCGCAGGCATGATGACAGGAGCAAACGAATAATGGCGACATATTTGGATATGGTGAATAACGTCCTTAGACGTTTGCGTGAGCCTACTGTTCAGACCGTTAGCGAGAACGACTACAGCATCCTCGTCGGGCGCTACATCAACGACGCCAAACGGCAGGTCGAGGATGCGTGGAACTGGGACGTGTTAGCGACCACTATCACGGTAACGACCGTCAATGGGACGACTAACTACGTTGTGACCGGATCAGGCCGTCGTCAAAAGGACGTAACGATCAACGACACCAGCAATCAGGCAACGCTTCGCAATGCCCCGATTCGCTGGATTCAGGATCAGCAGCAACTCTCGACTGTACAAGCAGGCCCGCCGATTGCCTACGCATGGAATGGGTCAGACGGTACGGACTCGAAGGTGGAGCTTTACCCGACACCTGACGGGGCTTACACGCTCAAGTTCAACATGACCGTACCGCAGGTGGATCTGTCAGCCAATACTGACGTGATCCTCGTACCGGATGAGCCTGTGGTGATGGGTGCCTACGCCCGCGCTATCGTGGAGCGTGGTGAAGATGGTGGCTTGACCGCCAGCGAAGCCTACAACCTGTTCAAAGCGGTGCTGTCGGACTACATCTCGATTGAGAAGGAACGGTACGCTGAATACGACACATGGGTGGCAGTGTAATGTCGGAACCGCTGATCCCCTACACGCTGATTGCACCTGGTTTCTTCGGGCTGAACACCCAAGCAAGCCCCGTCGATACCGATGCCAAGTTCGCCCTCGGAGCCAAGAATTGCGTCATTGACAAGTATGGTCGTGTTGGTGCCCGTAAAGGCTGGACACGGGCGCATACCGTCAATGCTGACCTCGGTAACGAGCCAATCCAGTCCATCGGAGAACTAGTTGATCTGAACGGTAGCAGCACCATTCTCTGCGCCGGTAACGAGTGCTTGTTCAAACTCGGCGCGACAACGCTCACCAAGCTTACCTACGGGGGTGGTGGTGTTGCGCCGACGATCTTGGTCAATAACTGGCAGATGGCGTGTCTGAACGACACTGTTGTATTTTTCCAACGCGGTTACGATCCGCTGATCTACGACATCAACGTATCGACAACGCAGTATCGTAGGGTGAGTGAACACGCCAGCTACGCCGGCACCATCCCTCAAGGCAACTGCGGTATCAGCGCTTATGGGCGACTGTGGGTGGCGGATACCTCGACAGAGAGCGTCACGCTGAAGTGGTCGGATCTGCTCTCCCCCGCTGTCTGGACAGGTGGCTCGTCGGGATCATTGGACATTCGTAGTGTGCTGGCGAGTGGTGGGGACTACATAGTAGCGTTGGGCGCACACAACAACAAACTATTCATCTTCTGCCGTAAGCAGATCGTCATCTACAACAACGCTGACGATCCGGCGAACATGGTATTGGAGGACATTATCGCCAATACCGGCTGCGTAGCGCGTGATAGCGTGGTCAATACGGGCGAGGACATCATCTTCCTGTCCGACTCAGGGGTGCGCTCAGTCATGCGTACCATCCAAGAGAAGTCGGCCCCACTGAGTACGGTCAGCCGGAACGTCAATGACGATGTGAAAGCGTTCTATCAGAATGAGACAAGCGGTGCATCCATCAAGGCAGTGTATTCACCGATTGACGCTTTCTACCTGCTCACCTTCGTTGAGTCGCAAGTAACGTACTGCTTCGATACTCGTTCCCCGATGGAGGATGGCTCGTACCGCGCTACCACATGGGCTGGCATCAACCCCCAATCGTTTCACTACGCCAAAGACCACACACTGTATATCGGCAAGGCCGGTTACTTGGGTAAGTATGATGGCTATCTGGATGACACTTCGACGTACCGGATGTCGTACTACTCGACGTGGATTGACTTCGGTAATCCGGTAGCGATCAGTATCTTCAAGAAGATGAAGGTAACAGTAGTCGGTACGGGCAATCATCAGGTCATCATGCGATGGGCGTTTGACTACCAATCAAATCGCCGGTCATTGACAACTTCCTACTCCAACGCACCCCCCTCCGAGTACGGTACGGCCGAGTACAACATCGCTGAGTACGCAGGCAACTACCGCAGCGCGATAGAACTCTCCGCGTCAGGTTCCGGTAATGGTAGAGTGTTACAAGTCGGTGTAGAATCGGTCATCAATGGGGACGCACTCTCCATCCAACGAATAGATGTGTTTGCCAAGGAGGGCAGAATCTAATGAGCTACACTAAATCCACGGATTTCGGGGCAAAGGATTCTCTGCTCACTGGTGATCCAGACAAGATCGTTCGCGGTGCAGAACTCGATGATGAGTTCGACGCGATCCAGACAGCCGACTCGCTGAACCTCAAAACTTCATCGCTCGGTACTGGCGTAGAAACATTCCTAACTACCCCTACCAGTACCAATCTTGCGGCGGCGGTTACAGATGAATCGGGTACTGGGACGCTGGTGTTCAGCGTATCCCCTGCATTGACAGGAATCCCTACCGTACCGACAGCAGCACCGGGGACAAGTACTGCGCAGATCGCATCGACTGATTTTGTGATGAATGCGGCTTTTTCTGTTGAATTGCCCGCTCAGACTGGTAATGCTGGTAAGGTCGTTACCACTGACGGTACGAACGCAAGTTGGAGTGCTATCGGCACCGCTAATCAACTGATCAAGGTCAATGCGGCTGGCGATGAGTTGGAAGGCTCGTTGATAGGTACTGCTAACCAATTAATCAAGGTAAATTCGGCAGGGACTGCTTTAGAGGGGTCTTTGATCGGTACGGCAGGGCAATTTTTACGTGTAAATAGCGGTGGGGCTGCATTAGAAGGCGCGTTCGCTGCGCCGCAATGGAGCATCAAGACCACTACTTACATCGCTGCTTCGTTTGATTCTTTGATGTGCGATACCACAAGCGCAGGATTTACCGTAACGCTTCCCGCTTCTCCGGCTGCGAATGACACGGTATTGATTGCTGACTACGCAGGCACATTTGCTACAAACAACTTAACTGTAGGCCGTAACGGAAACAAGATTATGGGCTTGTCTGAGGATCTTGTGATTAGTACAAACAATATGGCTATTACTTTGACGTATCTCGATGCAACGCAAGGCTGGAGGATTTCTTAATGAGTACATTGAAGCAGTTTTTCCCTAATCCGAAGCTCATCCATCGTGAGGTCGTCATGCTGGGTGCTTCTGGGACTTTCACAGTTCCCACAGGCGCATCTTCACTAAATATCCATGCATGGGGCGCAGGTGGTAGTGGTGGCATGAATGAAGGCGCAGTGCCTCGCAGCGCTACCGGAGGTGGGGCAGGCGGGTATTCATTTAAAACCGTTACGGTGGCTGGTGGTGAGTCTATAACGGTGGTGATCGGGGCAGGAGGTGCTGCCGCTCCCGGTGTTAACTCTCAAGGCTCTGCCGGTGGTGATACCACAGTAAGTATGACGGGCGTTTCCATGACTGCCGGTGGTGGTGGGGGTGGAACGTCAAGCAATACTGGTGCGGGTGGCGCGGGTGGCTCGGGTGGCACAGCCTCTGGTGGTGATGTAAATAAAACAGGTGGGGCAGGCGGCACAACAACAGGCACGTGCACTACAGGCTCTAGGGCTACAGGTGGTGGTGGTGCAGCGTCGCTAATCACTGCGGGTGGCGCGGCTGGATCAAGTTCTGATATTGCCAACTTCGTTGCCACAGGTGGTGGTGGAACAGGTGGTGGATCTGGTGTTGGTACGGGTGGTATGGCATCTGGTGGTGGTGGTGCCTGTGCCGCTTCAGCGACAGGAACATCCGCAGGGGGTTACGGTGCATTGGCAGGTGGATTAGCGCAGCAATCCACGCAGTCCTTGGCTAACGGTGTAACTCACGAACAAGTAACAGTGGCTTTCTGTTCCGACCCACTCATGCTGACCGGCTCTGGTGGTGGTGGAGTGTATGGTGCATCTACATCGTTAGCTGGACACGGTTCTGCCGGTGGTGGTGGTGGTGGTGCTGTATGTCCTTCCGGTACGTCTACGACTATCTACGCTGGAAATGGCGGATTCCTCGGTGGTGGTGGTGGTGCGAACAATATGCAAACAACCTCTCAAGCTTATGGTGGAAGTGGTGGTGTTGCTGGTGGTGGTGGTGGCGCAGTGGCAACAAACACGGCGGGAACGTCTGGTGCTGGTGGTAACGGCATCGTGATCCTAGAAATCTTTTACGCTAATGAGGTTTGATATGCCGCGATTCAGAATCCTATCAACAGGTAACACAATCATTGCTGATGAAGCATTTGTATCCACCAAGTTCCCAAATGATTTTGAACTGTTGCCTGAACCTGCTCCGGTAGCTCGCCAGACAAAACTTACACGCTTAGAGTACCTGTCTCGCTTCACGGATGCAGAAGCGATTGCTATTGACTTAGGATCAATCGGGGCAACTGAGCAAGCGGCTATGCTTCGACGCATGGCTACTCTGGTGGCTAATGCTGAGTTCATTGACCTTGACGATCCCCGCACCATTGCCGGTGTTCAAGCGTTGGAAGTGATGACATACCTGTCGCCGGGGCGTGCAGCGGAGATCCTTGCGTGAGGCGTCTGCTGCACCTGATGATAGCAGTGGATCAACTGCTCTACTCGATCATCACGCTCGGGTACGCCAGCCCCATTGAGACCATGAGTGCAGCAGCGTACCGGCTGGAGCAAGAAGGCAAGCTCGCCGGCAAGGTGTTCCGCCCACTGATCGACTTAGTATTTTGGTTTGACCCGCTGCACTGTCATGTCAGTTGGTTAAACCTAAAGCAACTGACGTACCTACCGGAAGGGTATCAGCGATGAAATGGCTACTACTTCTACCAACGAGCCTAATCTTTACTCTGCTGACCTACCTCCTTGCACCTGTCCTCGTACTGTTTCGCACCAAGGACGACTACCTGCCCAAGTATCTGTCATGGTTCGGAACCCCGGACAACCCGCTCTTGGGCGACGAGAGTTACCAGAGCAAACCGGGGCGAGCACCGTTCACCGGAGCAACAACGGGATTCAAGGCGTACTGCAATCGAGTGGCTTGGATGTGGCGCAACCCGGCCTATGGATTCCACTGGAACGTTCTGGCATTCAAGGTGCAACCAGGGTATGTGGTGGAATCCATCGCAGGAAAGAAACCCATCGAAGGCTCGTTACGCTCCAATGGGTATTTCCTCGCCACACTGACCAATCCCGATGGCTCAAGCTGCTGGCAGCTATACATCACGCACCACTGGAACGAGACAAAGTGCACCAAACTCAACTTTGGTTGGAAAATTTGGATGGCTAATGAGGTTAAAGAAGGCATGACGATTCCGGTGTGTTCCTATACGTTCAATCCTGTCCAGTGGTACAAGAACATATGAAGATCACCGTAAAACGCCAAGAATGCGGCAGGAAATCAACCCTTGGCAGATTGCTAGTCGATGGGGTTGATTTT